TAAATATTACAAACTAAAGAACGATATACAATCTATTCGAAGCAGATTGCAGAGTCAGCAGACGATGCTATCTGATGAGATTACTCTTGACTTAACTACTGATATTCCTATGAAAGCTAAGCAGTGGCTACTTAAATACGGGATTACTAACCAAGAAATTGAGCAGAATAATATTGCGTATAACGCAAATTCTAATATACTTGTTTTGCTTCACACGCAAAATTACTGGCAAGGTAGATGCTTTGGAGATCAGAATCAAAAGTATTTATCTAAAGGTAATAAGCCTTTGACAATCTATGGTAATGGTGATACAATTGTATGTGTGGAAGATGTCTTGTCAGCAATCAAGATTGCTCGACTTTCACCAGACTACTGTGCAACACCTTTACTTGGCAGCAGTATGTCTCTAGAAACTACACAATCACTCTCAGAACGATTTAAAAAGATTTTGATATGGTTGGATAGGGATAAAGCTAAAGAAGCGATTAGGATATCAAGAAATCTAAAACAGAGGGGTATTTTAGTTGATGTTGTTATCTCACCTAAAGATCCCAAAGATTATGAAAAAGGAGAAATCATTACTTGGTTGAAGAACAGATAATAAATTTATTCTGTAAGGATAAAGAACTCTTTACAAAGTATTACAGATATGTTAACATTAATTATATTAAAATTAATTATAGTAATATATATAAATTGTTTATAGTAATAGAGTATTACTATAACAAATATAATAATAATAATAATATAACTAAAGAAGAATTAGAGTTAGCGTACAATAGTAATTATTTACTAAAGGACTCTGAACGAAAAGAACTATCCGATCTGTTAGATCGTGTCTTAAACTCTGAACTATCTAACCCTGATGCAGTCGTCACTCTGCTTGAGGAACATCGTAGACGCTGCCTTGCTGGAGATTTAGCAAGACTAGCACTTGATGTAGAAGATGGTAAATCAGATGTAAAAGAATTGATGGATAAGTTTAATGAATTTGAACATCAAGAAGTAGAAGCAGATCAACCTACTTCAATTGAACTAAACTTAGCAGACTTACATCAATCACAAGTTGCAACACCAGGACTTAGATGGAGATTAGAATTTCTTAATAAGAGTCTTGGTTCATTACGCAAAGGTGACTTTGGATTTGTCTTTGCTAGACCTGAGACTGGTAAGACTACATTCTTAGCAAGTGAAATATCACACATGGTTGAGCAAACTGAAGGTGATATCATTTGGTTTAACAATGAAGAACAAGGTAATAAAGTCGCTATTCGTTGTTACCAAGCAGTGCTTGGGGTAACAGCCGAATCGCTCTTTGGTGATATAGAAAGAAACCAAGCTTTGTTTGAAATGAAAACAGGTAAACGAATTAAAATCTATGACTTTGAAGATTCATCAAGAGCTAATAGGATTGAAGCTATTCTTAAAGAAGCTAATCCTGCCTTGATTATCTTTGACCAGATAGATAAAATTAAAGGATTTAAAGGAGATCGTAATGACTTGGAACTAAAAGCAATCTATCAATGGGCTCGTGAAATAGCTAAAACATATGCACCAGTTATAGCTATATCTCAAGCTGGGGGTGAAGCAGAAGGTAAACTATGGTTGACCATGGACATGGTTGATAGTAGTAAGACTGCTAAGCAAGGAGAAGCTGACTGGATTCTAGGTATTGGTAAAGAACAAGATAACACTAGTCGTTATAGATATTTAAATATCACTAAGAATAAACTACTAGGAGATAAAGATACATTACCAGAACTTAGACATGGATCAGTACAAGTATTAATTAAACCGGAGATAGCTCGATATGAAGATTTATAATGCAACAGTGCAAGATATTTTAGAATTTGATAATAGTTTATCTGTTGAAGAAGCAGAAGATCTCTTGCTTTTTTCTAATGAAGATGATACAATAGAAGAAGCAATAGATAAATTTTATGGAGAACCTCGCGGAGAATGCGCTACTTAACTCTTGACGTTGAAACAACAATATCTAACAAAGGTAATCCCTTTGATAGAACTAATAAACTTTGTTATGTAGGAACTACAAATGGATTATACAGTATTGAATACGATGATGCTCCGTACAAACCTAAACTTGATACGATCCAGGATCAGATTAATATATGCGAACTTCTGGTTGGGTTCAATATTAAATTCGACCTGCACTGGCTCAAGCGCTATCAAATAAATTTTACTGACAAAAGGATATGGGACTGCCAATTGGTCCACTTCATATTAACTGGACAATCAGATCCCTATCCTAGTCTTAATAAAGTGTGTGAGTATTACGGATTAGAATCTAAGTTAGATATAGTAGCAGAAGAATACTGGAAGAATAAAATTGATACCCCTAATATCCCTGAAGAAATCCTTAAGGAATATCTAGCACAAGATATCAAACTAACTGAACAAGTATATCTTAAACAACTAGAACAAATAGAAACTGTACCCCATTTAAAAAGACTGATCAGCTTACATAATCAAGATCTATTAGTCTTACAAGAGATGGAGTTTAATGGTCTTCTATATGATACTAAACAAAGTATTAATGAAGGAGAAAAACTTGCTACAGAAATTGATAAGATTGATGAATGGCTTTATCAACACCATACTTGTCCTGAGTTTAACCCTAATAGCACTGATCATCTTAGTGCTTTCTTATATGGTGGGGACATCGGCCTTAAGCGTCGAGTGGTTATCGGTACTTTTAAGACAGGCAGTAGAGTGGGTCAACCAAAGGAACGATGGGAAGATTATACAGTCTCTTTCCCAAGACTCGTAAATCCTTTAAAAGGATCTGAGTTAATGAAAGAAGGGTTATACTCTACAGATGAAAATACTCTTAAGTCATTACGAGGAACTAAGAAAGCTAAAGAAATAATTGAGACTTTACTTTTTCGCTCAACACTAGAAAAAAGATTGTCAACATATTATGAAGGGTTAGTTAATTTAATTAAGCAACTTAACTGGGATGAAGGAATGATATACGGACAACTTAATCAATGTGTAGCTAGGACAGGAAGACTATCATCTAGTAAACCTAACCTACAAAACTTTGATGGAGAAATCAAATCATTATTTACTTCAAGGTATAACTAATGCTACTACAAGCAGATGCTAAACAACTTGAATGGGTAGGGGCAACTTACCTATCTCAAGATCAGGTAGCACTAAAGGAGATATGGGATAGTGTCGATCAGCATACGGATAACCAACAAAGATTCGGATTACCAAGTAGACTTGTCGCTAAAACATTCGTTTTCAGACTTATCTACGGAGGATCTGCATACTCTTATGCAAATGATCCAAACTTTAAAGACATTGGAAATGAGAAGTTCTGGCAAAAAGTCATTGACCAATTCTATGAAAAGTACTTGGGACTTCGAGAATGGCATACTAGGATTCTAGAACAAGCCAAAAGAGATAGGAAACTTATTATGCCTACAGGTCGTACATATTATTATGAACCTGAAGTTAAGTATAATAAAGTAGAATGGCCACGCACCAAGATCCTTAACTATCCAGTGCAAGGACTTGGAGCGGACCTTATGGCTATTGCAAGGGTAAGTTTAAGAAATAGATTATTAAATAAGGAAGGAGTAAAACTTGTTAATACTGTACATGATTCAATAATACTTGACTTTGATTCCAAAGTATGGGATAATATTAGTATAGTAAATGTAGTAGATAAATGTTTCAACGATATACCAGGTAATTTTAAGAAGTTATTTGGTAAAGACTTTAACCTACCCATGAGAGTGGAATGCCAAGTAGGATCCACATGGGGAAATATGGAGATTATAAATGCAAATTACAGTGATTGATGTAACAGAAAATACAAAGAAATCTGAGAGTGGTAGAACTTTTCAACAGCTAGAAGTAGCTTATAAAAATGAACAAGGTCAACCTCAGTTAAAAAAACTCATTTCATTCAGCAACCCTAATGTATTTAAGGCAGCTAAAGAATGGGTTAAGGGTGATGTAGTAAATGTTACTACAGTTAAAAATGAAAAGACAGGCTACTGGGATTGGGTAGGCTTAGAAGGAGATGGAGCAGTGGGAGAAACTAAACAAGCAAGTGCCTCAGTAAGTCCAGCAGGTGCTAGAGTAACTGGATCTAACTATGAAACTAAAGAAGAAAGAGCAGCACGACAAGTGTTTATCATTCGTCAGTCTTCACTCTCTACTGCAGTTGAATTACTAGGTCAAGGTAAATCAGTTGATGAAGTTATTAGAGTAGCTAAACAGTTTGAAGCTTATGTATTTGATAAGTCTTCTGGTGTAGATGCTATTAATAATATCGAGGATGATATCCCAGCATAATGCAAGCATTAATTGATCAAGACTTATTATGCTATAGATGTGCAGCTAGTGCCGAGAATGACGACCTCGGCATTGCTTTATATAGAATAGATGAACTACTAGATAACATTCTTAATAAGACTCAGGCTAGTAGTTATAGGGCATTTTTAACAGGCCCTAATAATTTTAGAAAACAAATCTATCCTGAATATAAAGCTAATAGAGTAGCCCCTAAACCTAGACATCTAAAAGATTTACAAGAGTATAGTCTTGAGAAATTAAGTGCAGAGTTTGCACCAGAATCTTTAGAGGCTGATGATGCTTTAGCTATTTATCAAACAGATGATACAATTATTTGTAGTCTTGACAAGGATTTACTACAAGTACCAGGTAAACATTTTTCCTGGGAAATTAATGGTAAAGGTTGGACTAGACCTGATACATTTTTAGAACAAACAGAACTAGAAGGATTAAGACTTTTTTATAAACAATGTCTTAAAGGAGATACTTCAGATAATGTTAAAGGTATTGAAGGGCTGGGCGAGAAGAAAGCTACTAAGTTACTTGCTGATTGTCGTAGCCATAAAGAATTGTTTAATGAAGTAAGAAGTCAATACGGAAATGATGACGAGTTTATCATGAATGCAAGTGTCTTATGGATCTTAAGATCATTAGACGATAGCTGGAAGGATAGGTTTAATGCCCTCATTCAAGAGTAAACTAGAAGAGAAGGTATGGTCAGTATTAAAAAAAGAATTTCCAACAGTAAAGTATGAACCTCAAAGGTTTAAATTCATACAACCAGAGGTAGAAAGAACTTATATACCTGATTTTAAAACAGGACGTAATAACATATTCATTGAGGCTAAAGGCAAGCTTGATTTAGAAACACGAAAAAAGATGGTTTGGTTTAGAGATTCTAATCCTACTATCCGTATTATCTTTTTATTCATGAACCCTGATAACAAGATAACTAAAAGAAGTAAGACAACCTATGCTATGTGGGCTACTGACAATGGCTTTGAATGGCTAGACTTTAGAAAGGATTGGTTAAATGCTTATAAGCAACTGTGTCGCAAATGAGGATGGGAGTTATGATTTTGATTTTCATGTAGAACCTTCGGAAGCAGCATTTCTGATGGATCATGCAATTAAAGATCTAATTCACCATGGTATTATTAATGTAAACCTTGGTCAAGCAGAACAAGAGTTTGAATTACACAAAGAACTAGGAGGAAGTGTTCAATGATTCAATTAAGATATTTAAAAGAAGGCAATAGTCCTTTACTCTTACAGTATAGACGTAACTTTATATTGTTTGCAACTAGATGGAAAGCAGTTACTACAAAGGTACAATAATATGAGTAAGATTCTTTTATTAGATATAGAGATGGCACCTAACGTGGCTCACGTATGGGGTATTTGGGATCAGAACATTGGTCTTAACCAACTACGAGAGTCTTCATATGTCATGTGTTATGCAGCTAAGTGGCTTGGTGATAAGAAGATGATGTTTGATTCTGTTAAGAAGTCTGGAGATAAAAAGATGCTTGAAGGTATCCATAAACTCTTAGACGAAGCCGATGCTGTTATCCATTATAATGGTAAACGTTTTGACATCCCTTCTCTTAATAAAGAATTTCTATTACATAATATGTTTCCTCCAGCACCCTTTAAGGAAATAGACTTATTGACTGTGGCCAAGGGTAGATTTAGATTTGTATCTAACAAACTAGATTACGTTGCCCAGTCATTAGGTTTGGGTAAGAAAACTGAACACAGTGGCCATGAGTTATGGGTACAGTGTATGGCAGGTATTCCTAAGGCATGGAAACTTATGGAAGAGTATAACAAGAACGATGTTATTCTTCTAGAGAAGGTTTATGAACGCTTTAAACCTTGGATTAAGAATCACCTTAATAATAATGTGATTAATGGTACGATTGATTGCTGTCCTACATGTCAGTCTAAGAACGTACAGAAACGTGGCTTTAATATTACTACAACAAGCAGATATCAAAGATATCAATGTCGTGATTGTGGTAATTGGTTTAGAGATGGTACTAACCTTAAGGCTAAAGGTTCTCAAAAGTTGGTGAATATATAATGATACCTACTGCTTGGCTAATTAAAGAGTTTGATAGCAAAGGTACTTTGGTTTGGTATGGCTTACTTATGAGTGAGCCTACTGAACTTAGTTGGCTTAAAGACCTTAAGAATAAACAACATAACCTAGAGATTATACCATTGATTCCTGATGAAAAAAACATTAAACGCATTAATAATACTAAAAAGTATGATGCTAAGAAGTTAGCGGAGGCTCATGGTGGTCTCTAAAAAAACAATACTACATAAAAGATACCTTCGTAAACTATACGAGTGTTTTAAAGAGCTTCCACCATTCAACGAGTTACGCATGCCACCTAGTCGTAAGGTTACATTTGAAGTAACTGATGCTGAAGACTATATGGGTTTATTTATTCCTGAACCAATGCGTATACAAATCAGTACGTTAAACGAAACCTTCTACCAAATTGCTGAAACTATGCTACATGAGATGGTACATGTGTATTTTTACTATAATCATCATAAAGATTATGATCAACATAGAAAAAAGTTCAAAGATATGTCAGATGAAATATGTGAAATTTTATTAATAAGTCGTGAACATTTTGTTTGACAAGTATATAATAAAATGTTATAATAATAGCTAAGGAGATAACTTAATGAGTGCATTAGATAAACAAATTGGTGGCCAGCATTATAAAGGCTTTAAAATTCAACCAATTCAATACATTACAGCTAATAATATACCATATATTGAGGGTAATATCATCAAATATATTAGTAGATGGCGTGATAAAGGTGGGGTGGATGACTTAGATAAGGTTATTCACTATGTGGAACTGCTTAAGGAGGTAGAAATTGGCAAGTCAGAACGAAATAACAGGTGCGAGACTAGTATCAAAGACTCTCTCAAAAGAGGGGCAAGAAAACTGGGATCGTATTTTTGGAAAACGGATAAAGGAACAGAAATTGAGTACACAGGCTATGACAGAGTACGAATTAAATAAATCTACTGGTGAAGTTCAAAAAGTATCTAGAATTGATACTATTGGACAAAACGGAAACGATGGCGATCACTATGGTCGGTCATCTGAAAGCTAAAAATGCAACGTACTTTCCAAGAACTCTGCGAAGATCTCAAGAAATTTGACGAAACTAGTCTATTAGAACTCTTAAACATTACAAGTGAAGAGTTAGTAGATATGTTTCAAGATAAGATCGAAGAGAATCTAGATAGATTACTAAAAGAAACCGATAACGAATTAGAGGAATATGATACTTATGAGTAGTTTACCAAGTGTATACCAAGAAGTAATAGCAATGAGCAGGTATGCTCGATATTTACCTGAAAAGAAGCGTAGAGAGAATTGGGAAGAAACAGTTGTTCGACTAATAGAATACCTTGAACAAAAAGTTAATTTACCTGAAACTGAATGGACTGACCTATATAATTCAGTCTTAAACCTAGAAGTTATGCCTTCTATGCGTTTACTCATGACTGCTGGAGAAGCCTGTGAAAGAGATAATATCGCTGCTTATAACTGTAGCTATCTTGCTGTTAATAATAAACGTGCTTTTAGTGAAGCTTTATATATACTCATGAACGGTACAGGAGTTGGATTCTCTTGTGAACGTCAAGAGATAGACAAACTTCCTGAAGTACCTTCTGAATTAAAATATGTAGATGATGTTATCTTTGTTGAAGATAGTAAACTAGGATGGGCTAAAGCCTTTAAGAAACTCTTATCTTCTTTATGGGAAGGTGATATTCCTACATTTGATTTTACTAAAGTAAGACCTGCAGGAGCAAGACTTAAGGTCTTTGGTGGTCGTGCTAGTGGTCCTGAACCACTCAAAAAACTCTTTGACTTTGTAGTAGAGTCATTTAAAAAGGCTAAGGGTCGTAAGTTAAATTCAATTGAAGTACACGATATTATGTGTATGATAGGTGAGATTGTAGTTGTAGGAGGAGTAAGAAGATCTGCTCTTATTTCACTCTCTAATCTTACTGATAAACGTATGAGAGATGCTAAAACAGGAGCGTGGTACAATGATAATTCACATAGAGGACTTGCCAATAACTCTGTCGCCTACACAGAAAAACCCGACAGTGAAACTTTCATGGAAGAATGGCTCAGTTTGGTTAAGTCAAAGTCAGGTGAACGAGGAATCTTTAATCGTGTTGCTGCTCAGAATCAAGCAAATAAGTGGGGAAGACGTGATCCGACTCTCAGCTACGGAACGAATCCATGCTCAGAAATTATCCTTCGTGATAAGCAATTCTGCAATCTTACGGAAGTGGTTGTACGGGCAAACGATACCAGAGATACCCTTAAGCGTAAGGTCAGACTTGCGACAATTCTCGGAACTATCCAGTCAACCTTAACTAATTTCCAATTCTTATCTAGTGATTGGGTTAAGAATACTTCTGACGAAAGACTCTTAGGAGTTAGTTTAACTGGCATCATGGATGCTAAAATTACTAATAACCCTGATCCTAAACTATTAGAGGAATTAAGAGATGTCGCTAGGTCAACAAATGAGGAATATGCGAAGAAATTTGATATCGCACCTTCTGCTTCTATTACTTGCGTTAAACCTTCAGGTACTGTGTCACAGTTGGTTGACTCCGCTAGTGGTATCCACGCTCGTCACAACGACTTTTATATTAGACGCATACGCATGGATAAAAAGGATCCGATCTACGATTATCTCAAGGCAATGGGAGTCTCAGTAGAGGATGAAGTATTCCGTCCTGATAGTACTGCAGTATTTAGTTTCCCTATGAAAGCTCCTAAAAGTGCTATCCTTAGAAACGATAAGACTGCTATAGAGCAATTAGAAATATGGTTAGTATATCAGCGTCATTGGTGTGAGCATAAACCATCTGTAACTATCTCAGTTAAGGATGAAGAGTGGCCTGAAGTAGGTGCTTGGGTATGGAAACATTTTGATGAGATTAGTGGTGTGTCTTTCTTACCACATTCTAATCATACATATCAACAAGCCCCTTACGAAGATTGTACTGAAGAGCAATACAAGGAACTTCTTGCTAAGACTCCTAGTCGTATAGATTGGGCAGACTTCTTAGAAGTAGAAGATAATACAACAGGCCAACAAACACTAGCATGCACTGCTGGTTCTTGTGAAATTTAAGGAGATATTATGTTATTTGATATGGAATTTATTACAGGTTTAAACGTAGGATTTGAGTATGTAGAAGATGAATATTTTAGCTACTTCCTCATTGACTTACTCATTCTAAGGTTACAATTCTCTTTAGAGAAGCAATGAAAATTTGCATTGTAGGTAGTAGAAGTCTCGATAAACCTGAGATAGTCATCCCTATGATAGACAAGTTCATTAAAGAACAAGTCGTAGGAACCCCTGTATTTATCTCAGGTGGGGCTAAAGGAGTTGATCAGATATCAAAAGAGTATGCGAGAACTCACGGATATGATTTCGTAGAGTTCTTGCCATACCATTTGTTAGATCCTAGTACAGAATTTAGTAGTAAATACTTCTTTATTAGATCTAAACAGATTATAGATAATGCTGATAAAGTTCTAGCTATTTGGGATGGAAAGAGTAAAGGAACCGAGTACTCGATTAAATACTCTCAGAAAAGAAGTATACCAGTAATGGTTATTAAGTATACTTAGTTTCCCATAATAGAAGCTACATAGTTCTTTGTTTCACTAGGCAATTTATCTTTCCAGTTAGCCCCATGCTTTTTAATATGAGCCTTAAGTACAACAGGGCCCCAATTATAAGCGGCTAAAGCCTTCTCTGTATCACCATCAAACTCTTTTAGCATGGCCTTAATATAGTCTGTGCTAAAACGAGTAAACTCTTGCTCAGATTTATTCTGTAAAGGTTTAACTCCATACCCTGGATCTATACCTGTAGCAGGCATTACTTGAGTAACTCCCTGAGCTCCTTTAGGAGACTCAACCAATTTCATTGTTGTTGGATTAATATGTTTATTACCAGTTTCTTGCTCTTTTAATTTAGGCATAAGAATTTTATCAACTTCACCTGCATTAGCGTCAGCAATAAACTTAGGTAATTTACCTAACATACTAACCTTTGTAGGTTCTACATTTGAAACCTCTTGTTCGGTTTTTTTGCTGATGTCATCAACACTAGAAATACTAGGGCTAGGATTAGTTTTTTCATCATTTGAAGGTCCTCCTCTTAAAAGTTGTAGCGTCTCTTTGTAAGCATCAGCTACAGTGTTAAACTCAGATGTTCCTTTTTTATTGGAATTTTTAATAATCCAATCTGCATATACTTCAGCTAAATTATTTTTATCCATTTACATTCCTATAATTTCATTAGCTTTCTTTTGTTTTTCTGTAAGTTCAGGAGTAGAATCTAACTCAGTTTTAACTAGATTACTAAAGGTACTTCCATAGAACTTAGTTAAAAATTCAGGAGCTGCAGTTTTAGTATCCATATTATAAAGAGTTGAGTAAGCTTTCATACTGTTATTAATACGGTTAAGTATAACAGAATTAAACTTATCAATGTACGCTTTTTGTTGAACTTCATTATCTACTTTTACATTAGGATCTTTTCTAGCAAATAAAGTACCATCAGGAGAACTTCCTATAATAATAGCATCAGGTTTTCCTTTTAGTTTAGTAAGCTCACCATCAACATCTTTAGCATAGTTTTGAATTAAATCAACCATGTCCCCTTTAACATCTTCAGAGAACTGTACCTTTTTAGCTCTAAGTTGTGAGTTACCAAGAGTTTGCATTACTTTATCTGTTTCATAAAGTTTAGCGTTACCTGTTAATAAACCAGAATTAATATAAATATTTTGAGATTTTAAAAGGTTTCCAAAAGTATCAGTACTATATGCAAGCATAGGATCATCAACATTTGATTTTAATATACCATCTACAGCACCTTTAATTAATATATCCCCTTGAGTTTTGCCACTCTTTAACTTAGTACCAAAGGTATCAGTTAAAACTTTCTCAGATAACTGTATATTTCTAGAACCTTGACTTAAAGTAAATTGATTAGCAAGAATCAAAGTATTAGTCATTAATTGAGTTTTTTCAGGTATAGTTAAACTAGGACCGGCATCTCTAATAATTCCCATTCTAAAATTATGCTCAGCCATATTCACATTTTGAGCTAATCCTAATTTTTGTTTTGCTTCAATAGCACCATAATGATTATCAAAGAATTCTTTTAACTCCTTACCACTTTTAATATCTTTAAAACTATTTTTAAGAAGAGTAGACATATTGTCATAGTCATCTCTAACCCAAGCTAAATCTTTATCATTACGATATCTTCCAAGAAGACTATTAATAGAATTTTTATCTTCTAGAATAAACCGATCTAGTTGTTTTAAACGCTCAGTATAGTTTGCTTCTGTAACAGGCATGTTAAAAAGGGAAGTTACTTTATTTTGAAGACTCATCATAGTGCCCTGTAAAAATTTATTAGGGATATCTGCGTCTAGTATATCTTCTTTTTTAAGTTTGGTAGATAGATCTTTCATATTGACTAATGTGTCTGCCATAAGCTTAGTACCAATAAAACCTCTTCGTCTATTAGCTTCTGCTTCAACAGATACAAGATCAGTATTACCATTTAAGTCTTTAAATTTAGGATCATTTAGATCTAATTTATAGTCATCTGCCATTTTATAGATACGAGTTTCTCTTGCTTTAGCAGCTTCATTAAGTTTATTATAGTAACTTATATCTTGAGAAACAATATTAGAAATACCAAGCAGGTCTTTAGTCTGAGCAGCATGGGCAATAATCTCTTTCCTAAACATAGGATTTTGAGCTACCTTCTCACGAGTAATTCTATCTAAACGAGCTTCTAATTCTAAAGGAGTAATAGTACCTTGATCTCTAGCAGTAGTTAATCTGCTTGTTTCCGAATTAATCTGAGTAGTAATCTCTTTAGCTTTAACATCAATAGCATCAGGTGCTAGAGTAGTGTCACCCTTAACCTTAGTAAGTTCAGCCTGAAGTCCCTCAATATTATTTTTTAGGAGTCCTTGGTAAGTTGGGCTTTGCACATTGTATTGATCAACAGCTTTTGTAATATCTGATTGGACATCACCTAGAGCAGAACTCTTTGTATAATCTATTAGAGCACTTGCCCCAGTTTTTAATGTATCTGCAAAAGATCCCATTTTTTCGCCTTCAATTAGTCCAGCCTTACTGACAGGAGCTGTAAACTGAGGATCAACTATAGATAGTTGTTGTGAGAATGAAGGTGTGGCCATTGTATTATCCTTTTACTTAGATTTAATTGTGTCTAATAGATCTTTAATTGATTCTATTTGTTCTGGTTTTAATTCTTGAGGTTTTTGAACCCAGTCTTCTAGAACTCGTATAGCTTTTTGTTGTTCCGCAGTTTTTAAATTGTTTTGATGTTGGTAAACAAAATTAAAGATACTGTCTTTCATATTACTTTGAGAGTAACTATCAAGTTGTTGGAACTTCTTATCTAACATAACGATTTCTTCTAAGTCCCATTTACCACTCTCAGACATAGCTAACTTAAAGTTTTCATATAAAGCTAATTTCTGGAACTTAACTGACAAATCTGCAGGGTTATCATTAGCTACCTCTTTCATAATATATCTATGCCAGTTCTTAGCTAGTGAATCTATAGCTTTATTACGATCTGTCTTAGCTAAGTTAAGCTCAATAATGTCTTTCTCTCCTGCATTAGGCATACCAAAGAATTTACCTAGTGCATCAGCTTCAGACATGTTTATACCATAGCGAACTCCGTCTTTGTTCTTAATATCCTTAAGAGTCCAAGCAGTAATTGCTTTAGCAGTATTATCAAAACCTCTAATAGTAGTAGCTAAATCTAAGAATAAATGCTGATACGCCATTTCTTTATCTTCAGGAGACAAGTTTGATTTTATAGAGTAGAAGTTATTCAAAGCTCTAAATGTATCAAAGATTGTAGATATACCTTGTGTTTTAGGGAATCTAGCTTCTGTTCCTGGATCAGCATCAAAGGCATAGTAAACATTCTTAGCAGCGTCAAGTAAGTGGAGATCAGCAGAGCTCAATTGGCTTGCAAAGTCTATATTAGAATACTTAGCACCAGTTAACATTCTAAAGATTCCGTTCCAAAT